GACGACGTGCTGATGCCGGTCCTCAATGTGGCCCTGTTGGCTGTCGGTGTCGGCGAGATCATGGCCGTCTCGAGAGCCACAATGATGGCGACGAACATGGCCCGGCAGGCCGGTGTCGGCTACAGCGGGCTGCGAGCGTGGCAGGTCGCCAACGGCACCTCCAAATGGCAGTACATAGACAAGGTGACCGGTGCGACGAAGCTCGGCGGTTCCCTCGCAGGCCAAACCAGAGTGGGCCGGATGCTCGGAGCGAGCGGGAACGTAGCCGCTGACATGCAGCGCCTGGCCCGCCCGGGGCTCCTCGGCGGCCGTTTACCCGCCGCCAAAGGCGGCGACATGATGGCCGGTTGGAGGAACCTGCGGGGCACGATGATCGCTAAGAAAACCGTCCAGCAGGGCATGCGGGTCGGGTTCGTCAGCCGGTTGGAGGGCCGGGCTGGGTTCCAAAGCGACTGGGACCTTGAGGCGTTGGCTCCCGACGCCGTCAAGGGGTACCAGGACATCTTGGAGAACCCGTTCGTGTGGACAATAGGCGAGGTGATGTTCACCCCGTACAACATCCTGCAACCGGGAGCGATCAAGAACACGGTCGGCAAACCGTTCTCCTATGTGAAGAACTGGTCGAAGATCGGTGGACACTCCTACTACGCCGACGAGTTCGTCGAAGCGACCAGCAAGCACATCGTTATGACCCATCAAGCCGACGGGCCCGCCATTGTGGCGGCACAGCTCAAAGAATGGAACCAGTCGGTGAAGAAACTGGGCGCCAAACAGGCTCTCGCCAACCGGTTCACCGGCGGCTCTACCGAGAAGCTTGGCGGCTGGGTGACGTTCAGAACGACGATGGCTGTCATTGACGCCGAAGCTCAAACTCTGACAGCTGGGGTGCGGAAGGGTGCCGAAGCGTACCTGCACAGTGCCCACAGGTACGACCAGTCGTTCCATTTCGCTAGGAACCAGCTGGTTAGTCAGCTCCGGTACATCGACCCCGATGACATTACGAGCTACTTCCAGGGGCTGGCCGCCTCAAGGGCCAAGACCACGCAGGGGGCCCACAAGCTGTTCGAGTCGATGATGAGGACCTACACGGATTCTCCGTCGGCCCGAGCCCGCATCGCTGCTCACATCGAGGGTCACAATGCGAACCGGATGCACGTCTTCTCCCGCCTGATGGGCAGGCATATGGAGCCGGGCCTTATCGCCAACAGTATGACCGACAACCTGATGACTGTAGGCCACTGGGACGAGTTCGTCGAAGGCACCGACATGGTCCGAACAGCCACCCTCAACGGTGGCCTCGACGCCGCCCATTACGCACCGGTTCATTCGCCGGCCACCGGCCAAAGGGTCGGCAGCAAACGGGGCCGGATCGTACCTGAGTCGTCGATTTTCGACGCCCCGGAGGCCCGGCACTGGTTGTTCGACTACCAGGACATTATTACCGACCCAGAGTTCGTCGACTTCGCCGAGGGGGCCGCTGCGTCCGGCGGCCGGGTGCAGGGCATGTTCTCCGCCACGCAGAGGGCGTTCCCGAAGCACGGCAGGTACACGGTGGCTAAAGAGGGCACCAAGTTGTTCCAAGACAAGGCCGCCGAACTGTCGGTCATCGGCTTCCTCAACTCGATCACCAAGGCCGTCAAAGGCGTCAAAGGCCAGCCGAGTACCCGGAAGGTATGGGACCAGGCCCTAGCCCGGGCCGCCCAACAGGGCGGGTTCGAGAACCTCTCAGAGGTGAAGTTCGGTCAGATCCTCTCCGAAATGAACGCTGAGAACATAGCCAACCATGCGGCCCCACTGTTGAACGCCGACGAAATACGACGGTTCAAGAGGATCCAACGGTACGTCAAGAAGCAGAGCATCGAAGTCGGTGAGGAGACGGTCGGCACTCTGGCCGGTGCGCCTCCCACATCTGGGTCGTACCTGTCCAACGTAGAGGCCCATGTCGCCAACCGTCTCGACGAGATCACCCGGTCACACCGGTGGGCGTTGGACTACGGGATCGACAGCACCCTGCCGTTGGAAGGCAAGGTCAAAGCCCTTGAGGGGCAGATGCACTTCTCAGCGGTCGAGGTGGACCTGTCGACCGTGCCGAAAGAACTGGCCGACTTTGTGACCGCCAACGGTTACAAGCTGGCTCACGGCACCGAGTTCGCCGCCCCGTCCGATTTCTTGGAGCTGATGGTCGAGATCAGCGATCTCGTCGACAAGACCAAGTACATGAAGAACTTCGGAGCTGTCCCTGCCCGGATCATCCGAGCGGGAGAGGAGTGGGGCGTCAAGGCCGTCCGGGGTATGGGCCGGTCGGTGCAACGGTTCGAGCCGGACTACATCACTTCCGCCTACCGGGCCCAGCTCCGATCGTCACTCCACAAACACCTCTTAGGCCACGAGGGGGTCCGCACCTACGCCGACGCCCAGTCCGCCGACCTGGAGGGGGTGCTGGACATTCTCGGCAAGGTGGCCGGCGACCTGAAAGACGCTGGCATCCAACTCCACAAGTCCAAAGGCTCGATGGCTCGTTTCTCCCCGGGTCGGGCCTTGCTGAATGTCCGAACATCGTTCACGCCGGCCACGCCAGCTGACCTTGTCCGCACCCCGTGGGTGTGGAAGAACGCAGTGGAGATGATGAAAGACCCCGCCTACATGGCCGGTCGGACGCTTTCTGACGACGAACTGGTTCGCATCTACCGTGGCCTGAAGGGCGCCAGAACGATCGGGCGGACCGTGCGTGGCACCCCGGTGGCCGCCATGGACAAGCTGCAAGCCTCCCCGGTGCTTACCAACTCTCTGCGTCTACTGGGTCGGACCGTCGTCGGAGAACAGACAGCGTCGAGGACACTCAGGGGGCTCCAGAAGGGCCGCTCTCTAGCGACCCGTGCCACGTTCACAGCAGCCGGCGGTGCCGCAGGCTCTTACGGCTATCACCATTTCAACCCGGGGCAGGGCAACCCGTTGGACGGTGACGACGTCTCACCTACTGCTTTCGTCGCTTCGCTTTCAGCGGCCATCGCCGGTCGGATGGGTGGCGGCAAGTTCGTCACCTCCGCTCCACGGTGGCTGGGAGGGTTCAAGCACACCGGTGTGCAAACCGGTCAGGCCATGCTCTCCGGCAAGATGTGGGCCTCCAGGACGCCGGACCAGCTCAACCGGTTGCAAAGAGCCTTGAAGGTAGCCACCGCCCCGATCCAGTCGGGAGCCCGAAAGATTGACGCTTCAGTGTCAAGCCAGCACTGGGCGTTCATGTTCGACGACCTAGCCACCCTCCGGGACTACTTCCGGTTCTCCCTGTCGCCGATCTTCGACCTGTCCCGGTACACGGAAGGCATGGTCCTCGCCCAGATCGGCGACGTGCCCGAGTCGGTGATCGCTTCCGGTGGCCTCCGGTTCAACATCTCGCCCAGTAAATGGAGGAAGCTCCGAGCGAAGGAACTTGCCGGCAAGGGCAACAAGGTAACTGCCGGCCATAAGTCCACGGCGATGACCGAATGGGACGAGGCGGTCGGCGAGTTCGGCCAGCAGGCCATGAAACGCAAGGACTTCGACTTCGACGCCTTGGAGGCGGGGACCGCCCGGTTCCGCCAGGTCGGTATGGCCGGGTTCAACACCACCGAGTGGATGGCGTCCATGTACGCAGACCTGACTCGCATCCACGGCATCGACAAGATGAAGGCTTACGAGATCGCCCGGTCGGCGTTCACCTACGGGACGAAACCCCGTTCGGCAGCTGAGATGACCGTCAACGCAGTGTTCTTCCCGTTCTCGTTTATGAAGAAATCAGCGGGCCACGCCGCCAAGTTCCTGTCGCAGGACTGGTCCCGGGCGGCGCTGATGCACGATGCGGTCAGGTCCTACCAGCTCCTCGACGACGAATACGACCTGAACCAGATGTGGAAAGACCACATCCCCCTCCTCCACCGGTTCCAACGGTTGAACATTTTCGCCTACGGGATCACCCCGGGCGAGTTCGGTGGTGCTATCCGGCCGCTGATCGACTTCTGGAACTCGACCCCGATGGCGGCCGGCACCACCGATCAGGTGCAGAACTACGCCCTGATGGCCGGCCGCAACTCCGGGATCTTCAACCTGTTCATGCCGCAGGCATTGGGCGTGACCGTCGCTTCGGAGGAGGGCATAGCCAACTACGAGAAGCTGTCCCGCCGTCTGCTGCCCCTGTACAACGACATGGCCGGCCTCATAGAGGACGCACGGTCGCAGGGGCACGTCCTGTTCGGCGGGAACGGAAGAACCAAAGAGGCGGAAGCGACTCTCGGCTTTGCGTTGATCCAGGAGAAGAAACGCAACATCGACATGCGGATCCGAGCCGCTTTCCCGGGGACCGGGATAGATCACCTCCACGCCTTCCCGGAGCTGGAGAAGGAACTCAAGGACTTCAGGAACGAGATAGAGGACCAGTACGCCGGGTACAGGGAGGCGTACTACGACGACGTGGTCTTCAACTCCATCAACCGGGACCACGAATATGACCGCCACCGGGGCGCTTACCACCAGTGGCGAAGGGACAACCCGGACGTGTTCAACCCGGTGCCTCTGGCCCATTCCACTGACGGTGAGGGCCGTTCGTTGCGGATGGGGTACCTGATCGACCGGGTCGAGACTCTGAAAGCCCAGTACCGGGAGTTTGACTACATCCCGATCGAAGACGTCGAGCGCATCCTCGACCTGGCCGGTGAATGGGCGCAAGACGACGCCGTGTTCAAGAACAAATACTGGCAGTTCCTACGCCGAACATTCGGCCCGATTGAGACAGTGAGAGACTAATGGCACTAGTCGTTCCCATCCTTACACCGCCCCAAGACGACACCATTACTGGTGCCCAGATGTGGCTGCGGTCGGTCTGGAACTCGACCCCGTCCGGTTCAGCGTCGACTCTCGAACAGGTAGTGGCCGGGACCCTCGATAATCAGGCATTCGAGGATTGGCTCACCGGCCCGGCGTCGGCTACCGCCATCACCGACTGGTGGGTGCAGGCCCTGAACGACACGAGCAACCAGTACCACCCACAACAGGACGCCGACGCCTTCGCCCAACACCTGTGGCGTCTATCCGTTGACGAAATCGGTAAGACGGCTGGAGCAGGGCAGTTCGATTACAACGGTATTGAAACCATCTACACCCAGGCCGCCGCAGTCGTCAGTTCCGGTGCTGGCCGGAGTTCCCAGAGCATCTTCCCGGCGGTCCTGGAACAACTTCTCCGATCCCGGGGGCTGGTCGAGGGGGTACGGCAGTGGGATCCGGGCGGCGTCAACGCCGACGGGACGACGAGACTGCCGGGGTTCAGCCAAGTGCCGGTGGTCGACGAGGACGCCGTCTCCCTGCTCCACGAAGCAGGTAAGGCGTTCTTCGCCAACCAGATCGACCCGGCCTCCCCCATGCAGTTCATGGACACCAGTGGGTGGGACTGGGAGAAGACTTCGTTCGAGATCAACCGGCTCCCCCAGCAGACCGCCATGATGATCTGGGAACTGGCGTACCCGCAGGAGGGGCAGAGTTACCACACGATCCGGGCCACCAACCCGGACGGCACCCCGGGCAAAGCGGTCGCTGTCCCCCTCGATGCGGTGACCACGATGAAGACCTACCTCACTTGGATCTCCCAAGGGCAGCTCAATGCGGCGCTGTTGGCCGGTGTGGAGGAAGACGTCCCGTGGGAGAGCATCCTCCTGGTGGCCGACGCCTTAGAGCAACTAGACCCGGTCGGCGTCCCGGCCGGCGGGGCCACTCAGACCACGGTCGTTGACCCGATAACCGGGGCGATGAGGATAGAACGTGACCCCTCGGCGGCACCCGGCGTGGCGCCCGAGAGCCGGGTGTTCGTCGACATCGCCAAACGGATCACAGCAGGGTTGGAGCTGTACGACGGCGATGAGGCTTTCGCCATCCTCCATGCTGTCGACGCTCAGGTCGCCCGCAGGGTTCGACACAACCCGGAGTCCCTCTCAGGCTCTGATGTCAAAACAGCGAGAGATGCGCTCAAGAGCTATCAGGGGTACACGAACCTGCCGGACACCGTGGCGGCGTCCTGGCGGTTGCCGTACATCATGGCCTTGGAGGAGTCTGGTCCTGAACCCGCCGAGGAGCGGGAAGTATCCGAGCCGGAAGTGCGTGAGTCGTACCGTGAGCTGTACAAGACGTGGTTCCTAGACGACCCGTCTGAGGAGGATCTGGATAAGTTCTCCGACCACTTCAACCAGGCGTTGGAAACCTACCAGCAGAGGGCTATTGCGGCCCGCCCGAACGTATTCGACCTCAGTTCTTACGAGATGGCCGGCACCGGGGAGTTCACCGTCACTCCAGCTGGCGAACGAAAAGAGGTGTTAGGCCCACAGCTGGAGTCAGGCGGCTTCATCGAAGGCCAGCCGGCTCTTGGGCCCGAAGTCCGAGGGTACCTCCGGGCGAACGATATGTACAGCGAGCTGTACGGCCAGAAGCCGACCGGCATGACGGAGGAGGGCTATGTGGGCGCCATGGAGACGGCCGCCAGAGGGACCCTCGGCCAGGCGGAGGGCGCTTTGGCCGAAGGCTCGATCCGAGCTGGGATGCTCACAGGTGATCCCGGGTCGGTCGGTCGGCACGCCATGTACTCCGGCGCCGGTGAACGATCGTCGACACTGGCGGGGCGGTTTGCGAAGGCGGGAGATATTTTCAGGAGAATGACTTAGATGCCGGATCCAGACGCTTACGTCCAGCCGCACCCGGGGTGGGGGACTCTGGGGCAGCTCCAATATGACCAAGCTAATCCCATGTGGTTCTACTCCGAGGAGTGGGGCGAGTACCGCCACAAGCATCAGGTGGCCCCTATGGGCATCTACCTGAACCCGGTCACGGGCAGCAGGTACCAGGGCGCTCCGATCGCCCATCCCATGGGACGTTTCGGGGTGCATACCTATGTGGTTCCCGGCACTGGGGGCAACAGGTACACCGTCGTCACCTCGTACCCGGCGGGGGTCCCCGGTGGCCTCTGGCGCAACGAGATGGAGTGGCACGACAAGAACCATCCGAATGTTCGGAACCACCCCACCCTTGGGGATGATGGGTGGTTGCAGGGCCGCAGCCGTTTCCGACAGGGCGTTGCACTCCCCACCACCGTCCGTCAAGAGGCCCACTTCGCCGACGGCACAGTCGAGCCGATCATCGGCGACTTTGATGTCGGCCAACCCTCCCGGAAGCCCCAGCAGCAGCTGCCGTATGACCAGGCCGTGTCGTCGTCACAGGAGCGGGCTACAGCATGACTGTCGACTACACGGGCCTGAACACAGACCCGATAGGCCCGGGCACCAGCTTTGTAGAGAGGTTGGGTCGGCTGGTCGAGGCTGCCGCCGCAGCCGGCTTCGACCTCGTCTCGTCGAGCGGCTTCAGGGACGCCGCCGAGCAAGAGGTCATCTTCCTCCAGCGTTACGAAGAAGACCCATCCGGTCCCATTGAATGGGGCGGGAGAAACTGGTCGATCAAGGTCGACCCGACCACCGGGAACGATTACCACCCGGCGGCGGTCCCCGGCCAGTCGTTGCACAACTACGGGTACGCCATTGACTTCAGCGGCGCCTACGACAATGTCACCCAAACCCCCACGGCTCTGGGCCAGTGGCTTATGGCAAACGCCGCAGCGTTCGATCTGCGAACCTACGCCGCTGGTGGCGAACCGGGCCACATCGCCCCGGCGGAGATCACAAGCGTTTCGCAGATCCCGGAGGCGACACCGGCCCCCGTGGGGACACCCCAGTGGGACGACGTCCTTCACGAGATGCTCCCGGCACCAGATCCCGTGACCGCCCAAGCCGGCGTGGCGTCAGGTGCTGCTGCTACCGCCGCTGCCGCCGGAGACATCCACTCGTTTGTTGCTGGGGCCGACAACGCCGCCGGGGGTGCATTCGGTGGCGTTGGTGCCGGCGACGTGGGCGGAGCCGACCCGGCCTCGGTGGCCGACGAGGACGACGGCGACGGCGACGGCGACGGCGACCCTCCGCTGGGCGAAACTGAAGGCGGCATGGGCGGCGACATGGTCGGCGACGGTACCCAGTTCGGGGAGTACACCCGGTCTGAGGTTCCCCACCAGTTTGCCGATGCCCTCGGCATCCCTGCCGGCTACTCCCTGTTCCAGATAGGCGGAGGAGCCCCAGGCTCCCCGGTCGACCAGTATCTGGTGTACACGGTCACCGAGGCGGACAACCCGTCAGCCGCTACAGCGTATGTGTACTTCCAAGTCCCAGCCTCCGATGTGACCAATGGGACATTCGGTGACGACTACGTCGAGGAGGTCAGCCGGGAGCAGTGGGACGAACTAGTGGCCGGCGCCGCCGTGTGGGGCGGGATCTGGACGGATCTACAGGACGACGAGGAGCTGGTCGGACGGACCTGGGATCAGGTCCTCGACTGGGTGTTTGACGAAAGCTCCTTCGGTGGGACCGACGCCCTGAGCGACGTGGACATTATGACAGCGATCGCCTCCCTGATCGCCGACCCGGACATGGATATGTCCGAGGGCGGTCGCTGGTGGAGCCTCCTCCAAGACACCGAATGGTGGCGCACCCACACCGACGCCGAGAGGGCGTGGGGCGAGACGTCGCCAGCCGACCAGGAGCGGATGATCGGCGACAAGGCCGTCGAGTTGGCGATGACCTTCGAGTATTACACCGGCTCCCCGATCGACATTTCCAGTTGGTTCGCTGCTAGCGATTCGTCGGCGGTGAACGTCGAGCTGTTACAGGAATACTCGAACATGGAAGGCCATCAGAACTTCTACGAGTTGGCTTTGTCGGTGCTGACGGGCCGGTCTACCTCACCCACGATCGTTGCCAACCTCATCAAACCGTTGGCTCTCAGCGTGGACGGGGACGGTAACCCCGTGTACCCGAACAGCCCCCACGCTCGCCGTCTGGAGGAGGAGCTGCGCCAGCAGGGCGCTAGGACGTCTCTGGTCGGCCAGTGGCAGTCGCAGGTTAGGAGGCTGTACGAAAATCAGGGGATACGACCCACTAACGGGCAGATCGACCAGTGGGCCGAGGGGCTGTACATGAACACCAAGACGATCGACGAGGTGGAAGAAGCGATCGAGGCTTCCGGGCAGACGATCTGGCCGCATAAGCCGTTGGGCATGGACTGGAAGACATGGGCTGACCCGTACACGGCGGCTTACGCCAACATTCTGGAGCTGACTGCGCCGGACTTCACCAACGATGACTTGATCTCTGCTCTTGGCAACGCCGATGCGGCTCCTAACCTGCACGACTTCAAGCAGGGTCTTCGTGAGGACCCCCGTTGGTTGGATACGCAGAACGCCGAACAACAGTATTTCAGTACGTTCGGCAAGATCGGTCGACTGATGGGATTCGGGTAGATGGCAGACCTCACCTACGGACATTACGACGACGGGGTGTGGCACGCTGGCTCGACCCCCGCTGCACAGAACCCGGCGGTATGGCAGCAGGACCCGCTCTCTCCTGACGGGATCTATGCGGGTTGGGAGGTAATCGACCCGGGCGATACCAACTTGGAGATCGGTTTCACAATCCCGTGGAACGCCGACTACGAATACTACGCAGCCACTGGTCAACTCCGCATCATGGGCACCGAAGGTGATGGCACGCCGTACCACCTTGCTGTTGGTCAGCCGCAGCCCACCGATGCACAGACCGGGCGTTACACATGGTTCGACCGTCCTCCGGGTGGTGGCACCACCGGTCTAGCCGACGCTGCCCGGGCGGCCGGCGAGGGGCTCCCGTCGATGAACCCGTATGAGGTCCTGGCCCGGGTGGTCGAGATGGCCGAGACGATCGGGACTTTGGGCACCGAAGGCCCGCTCACCCTCAACGAGTTGGAAGGTTGGATTGCCGCTATTCGGTCCGCCCCAGACCAGTGGGCGATGGTCAAAGACATTCGGTCTGCTGTCTTCGAGTACCGGATCACTCCCGAAGCGATAAGAGACAAGTACGACATACCGCTCGGCACCGAGGGCGACTCGGCGACCGCCGGCACGGCGTGGGGTATGACCCAGCCGGGCGCCGACATGGCCCAGTGGCTCCTCGACCAGGACGAGATGGAACCCGAGGAAAGAAACGCTCTGATTACAGCGATCGCTGCTTCGTTCCCGTGGGCGTCGGAGCTGGGGTTCCTCGATCTCATCGAGGATCTCGTCGTGAAGGGCGCCGGCCCGGAGCAGATCATCGCCGAAGTTCGGCAGTCCGAGATGTACAACAAGATGTTCCCCGGGATGCTCGGTCCGGGCGGGGTTCGCCGATACCAAACTGAACGGGAATACATCAACGCTGTCGACGACTACCGGCAGGTCCTGAAAGACCACGGCCAGTACGACCCGGGGCAGGACAACCCGGCGGATTACATAGCGTTCATGGACGCTGGTATCGACCCCAACGAGCTGGGGGATCGGTTCACGACATTCGAGGCTCTGGAACGTGGAACCGAGGACCTGAGGGCCGCCTTCTACGTTTACGCCGGCATGGAGGTGACCACCGACGACCTGTATCAGGCGGTGGTGTCGCCCCAGTTCAGGCAGGAACTTACGAACGAGTACGACCGTAATGTGGCGGAACAACCATTCGACTACGAGACGTTTATCGCCAAGGCCCACGAGATGGGGAAGATACGAATGGTCGACACGCTGGAGACGATGCAGGGTGCCGGGGTACTGACCGGCGGGGTCGTTTCAAGGATCCTGGCGTTGGACGATGCCCTCGGCCAGCACATCATGGGCGCCTTGTTCACCGGCGGGACCACCGATGCCGGGCCGGGTAAGACTCTGGATCTGAACGAGCTGACCGAGGCTTTCTCGGCGGCCATCATCGGCGCATCAGCGACCGAGGCCGGGTTCGGGATGCCCACCAAGGAACGGATAGAGGAGTTCCGCCAAGCCGGCATCCAAGCTGCTGCCGTCCGGTCGACCTATCAGAATCTGGCTATGCGAGCCCCGCAACTGACGGGGATGCTGCAACGGGCAGGCCGGGGAGCAGAACTAACCCGCACTCCCGAGACTATTGGTTCTGCAACCCTCGCCGAGGAGGAGATCCTTGGCACCACTCGGGAGATCACGTTCGCCGAACAGGCCGAAACGGCCCGGGGCCGGCGGGCCGGCGGGTTCCAGACGGGCCAGCAGGGCCGCAGATTCACGCAACCTGGCCGTTCGATGGGGTATTAGTACACACTCCTCGGGCTCTAAGTAGACCGTCCTCCGTGGTTTCCCCGGGACCATGGGGCGTAGGTGAACCGGGCGTAGGAGAAACAGGCTCATGGACGACTTCGAGGATGACTTCGAGGGTGAAAGTGGGTCGAGCCTCCGGCGAAAGCTGGAGGAGACACTGACTAGAGAACGACAACTCACCACCGAGCTATCCGGCCTAAAGGCCAAAGAGCTGATTACGGAGAACGGATACGGGCTGGTGAAGGTCGAGGACTTGGTCGATGTCGACCTGGACCAGATGAGCACGAAGGCCGAGGAGCTTCAACAGGAGCGCAGCGGCCAGCAGGTTGATCTAGCCCGGGACGTGCTGGCAAAGCGAGGGCTTGTCGGAGCAGAACTGGACAAGGCGGTCGAAGACTTCCTTGCCCCGGTTGGCACCGGTGATGTCGGCGCCCATACCAGGACCCGTGAGGTCGCAGCGATAGGCGGTACTGCCGCCCCGTTGCGGGAAACTTCGGGCCTGATGGGCCTTGACGCCATCGACCATGCTCTGAGGACCAAGCAGTAGCCAGCTCCTACCCATACACCTAACCCCAAACCGGGAGTAAGAAAACCATGGCTACAGGAAGCTTGTCGCTTCTTGAGGCTGCCAAGTATGGCTCGACCACTCTGGGACGTGGCGTCGTTTCGACGCTGATCCAGGAGTCGCCGATCCTAGAGATGCTTCCATTCACGAGCATCACTGGCAACGCCTTGAAAGTGACAGTGGAAGACACCCTTCCAACTCCTGCTTTCCGTGACGTCAACGAGACGTACTCTCGCACGCATGGGACTGACACAGAGCGATTCTTCGGCTGTGCCATCTTGGGCGGCGAGGTGTTCATCGACAACTACATCGTCCGGGTCCAGGCGGACCAGATTTCCGCCAAGGCCCGCCAGTACAGCAAGTTCGCCAAGGCGATGAGCCGTACTTTCGATGCTTCGTTCTTCGATGGCACGGGCACAAGCAAGGACTTCAAGGGCATCAACTCCCTCATCACTGAGGGACTCGGGCAGACCGTCACAGGAGCCGGCGCCAACGGCGACGCTCTAACTCTGGATCTGCTCGACGAGACATTCGACTCGCTGCGTTCGCAGTCGAGCCCGGATGCGCTCCTGATGAACCGGCTGAACCGCCGCAACATCAACAAGTTGGCTCGCAGCACCTATTCGGGTGTGAGCCTTATCGACGTGGGCACCGACGTGTTTGGCCGTCAGGTCAACCTCTACAACGGGACCCCGATCCGCATTATCGGTGATGACATTGGTGGTACTCCCATCCTCAGTCACACCGAAGTCAAGGGCAGCTCCTCTGCCACGTCTTCGATCTATGCCATCGCATTCGGCACAGACGAGAACGTGTACGGGATCTTGGGCCTTGGCGGGTCGTTCGACGTGGTCGATTTCGGCGAGACGGAGGCGGCCCCCGGGCACCTCGGTCGGGTCGAGGTTTACCCCGGAGTCGTCGTTTCCAACAGCTTCTCTGTTTGCCGTCTCAGCGGCATGCTGACGGTCTAAGGAGGCTGACGAAATGGCCCAAGCAACACGCACAGTAGGCCCGGGCACTTACGTCCGGGACGCCAACGCACCAGTTCTGGTGGCAACGGGCAACGTCGCTGCGGACACCGATGGATCTTGGATCCAGGTGGACCGACCGGACGACGTGACGATCGAGATGATTCTCGGAGCGATCGGTGGCAGTGTCACCGGCTTCGATGTCGAGATCGTTGGCTCAGACACCGGCTCAGGTGCAGGCACCGTACTTGTCTCCTATGGCAGGTTCGGTTCCATCCTTCCGGCAGACGCCAGTTCCACTTGGACCCTCTCAGCTCATGTGTACAAGCCGTACATCCGAGCCGAGATGGACTACACCGGTTCAGGCAACGTCAACGTGGGCATCAAGATGCACACGGCCCATAACAGGGTCAGTGACGGCACCACTGCCGGAACGCCCTAAGGGCGGCTGACAAGACGCCTGTGGGGGCCGGGGTTTGACCCCGGTCCCCGCCGGCCGACCATCCAAAGGATCTCATGGACACAGAGACAATCAGCTCTAAGACATGGGACGTCACCGCCACCGTCGAGAAGTGGGACGCCGAGGCCGACCATCTCGCCGGGCTCCCGGCGGACGATGTCGTCTCAGTCAAAGACAACCTCCTGCTGAACGAGGGCATCGGCCTTCTCCTCGATCTTCTGATCGGTGGGGGTGGCACAGCGTTCACCAACGGCAACTCCTACATCGGCGTGGGCGATTCGACGACCGCCGCATCGGCCGCCCAGACCGGGCTGTCGGCTTCGTCGAACAAGTCTTACAAAGGGCAGGAATCCGGTTACCCGACACGGACGAGCCAGACGATGACGTGGCGTTCGGTGTGGGCTTCCGGCGAAGGCAACTTCGCCTGGAACGAATGGACGATCGCTAATGGCAACTCGGATTCGTCGACCAACCTGAATCGCAAGGTCGCCGCTCTTGGCACGAAAGCGTCGGGGTCCAGCTGGACCCTGACCGTAACGATCACGGTGGCATGACGTGGCGACCCAATATCCAACCACCCTCGACACGGCCACTCAGCAGCCGTCGCCTTTGGCGACCACTGAAATGGACGATTCTGGCTTTGAGCATGACGTGGTTCACACGAATCATTCTGGTGCGATTATTGCGCTGGAAACGAAACTGGGTGTCGGAGCTACAACGGCTGCGACTGCTTCGACGAACCATGTTCTGGTAAAGCAGGGCGACGGCGACACTGAGTGGGCTGCCGTCCCGGCGTCTGTGCCTACGACCATCACGGTCGCTGATACGACCAACACGACCTGTTCGGTCGCTCTGTTCGAGTCAGAGACAGGCGACTTGGCCCCGAAGACCGACGCTGCGCTGGACTACAACGCTGCCACGGGCTCGTTGGCCGCCACGGTGTTCACCGGCCCCCTGACCGGCAACGTGACCGGTAACGCTTCGGGTTCCTCCGGGTCTTGTACCGGTAACTCTGCTACGGCGTCTAGTGCCGCAATCCTCACGACGGCTCGCACCATCGCTGGAGTGTCATTCGACGGGTCGGCTGCTATCGACCTGGGAGACAACGCAAACCTTGTCCTATCTGGACAAGTCTTTAGTTAGGAGACGCTGTGGCGACAGTCGCAAAAACCAAACTTTCAGGATCTACTGATGGGCGGGGCATCAAGGTTGTTGCAACGGCCACGGCAGGGACCCTTTTGCACACCGGCTCGGGCACGGCCACGACTCTGGATGAGGTGTGGTTGTATGCGATGAACACCGACGGGACGGATCGGAAGCTCACCATTGAATGGGGTGGGGTTACCGTCCCTGACGATCTGATCGAGTTCACGGTCGTCGCTGAGTCGGGGCTTGTCCTTATCGCACCCGGGTTGCTCATCAAGGGCAACGGCACCCCTCTAGTCGTGAGGGCGTTCTGCGCCACGGCGAATGTGGTGACGATTCACGGATTCGTGAACCAGATTACGGCCTAGTCGTGTTCCGTCAGGACCGGACGAATCCGTCCAAGGCGGTTTCCAACTGGAAGGGCCGCCTGGACTCCAAGCGAGGGCATCCGTCTACGCTTGTTTCCAACTGGACGAATGGGGCCCTGTTCGGTGGTGGTGCCGTGTTGTACGCCGGGTACATCGCTGGCGGGCCTTCGGCCCGGGCGCTGACGGCTGAACAGTTGTCGTTCCCTGATGAGGTTGGGTCGGTTGTTGCC